ACAATGACATAAATAATTTGCAATTCAAGGGTAAATATAAGTTACCAAAGAACACAACCACTAATAATAGTAAGAAGTGGATTAGCCTTGATTTTTGGTTCACAGTTGACCAAATAAAAGAGACTAAGGTTTAATTATTTCCTTTACAGTTGTTTTCGGATTTTTGTCGGCATATTCTTTTGTGACAAGTCTCCCTGTTTCAGTGTCTCTGTAAATTACTCTCGGTTTTGGTTTAGATACTTTTGCCATGATTTTTAAGTTTAATTGTTAATTGATTTTGATTTTCTTTTTTTAATGTGACCTAACGCCAAGTGTATGTGCATTCACCGCCATCCACTAAGCTTAAAATTTTAAAACCGTATGATTGGCGGTGATTGTCATCATACACATTGTTATAGCATGTTATTTACTATTTCACCATATATAATTATTTGGTTGCACTTTTTTTATCGTTTGTTTTCAATTGATTGGAAGATGTATTGTTGGGATGCTCGGAATCACCCATCTTATTTTGTCCGAGAGTTTGTTGTTGAATCATGTCCTGGAATTGATCGAAGGTTAACCGTAAGGTCACTTCTGGTTCTTCATTTAGCTTTATGCTTGATTGTTCAGACTGCTCAAATTTCTTACTGGAAAATTGTAGGGAGGGAAACCAATTTGGTAGATTTCCTATCAAGCCTATAACAATTGCAGCAATAGCTAACCTGAAATTTAATGTGTTTGATGATTTTAACTGTTCAAGCTCAATTAATCGTTCAAGTTTTAGACAAGCTTCACCAGTCATTACAAATCCACAATCTGGATGTTGCTCTCCAATATTTTTTGGAGTTGGTTCGTCCTTGTCTTCTGATGGTAAATGGAGGTAGTTGTCAATCATAAATTTTTTAACTGCTAATTCCGAGCAATCGTCCATTTTAAAGCCTTTACAGACTAATTTTGATTTTAGTTCTTTGTAAGATATACCTTCATTAATCCTTGATTTACCTATCTCAAGAATTGTTTTATAAAGGTCTTTATATTCAGATTGGTTGTTGTGCATTGCTATTTTTTAATATGCTATAACGTTTAGTGTAAACGTAGTGCGACGTTAGGAGCATTATCGTTTTACACATTGTTATGTATGGTTATTCATTTTCCGCCATGGTTAACCCTGCTTTATTTCGGTGGAGTAAAAAATAAATATAAAATGTAAACTTTAGTGTTTACAAACATACAAAAAAGTCAATAAAAAAGTTTACAAAAAGTAAAAAGAGGGAATACAAACTTCCCTTGTTATACCACATTTTTAAATTAATATTATGGTATTTTGTAATATAAAAGATATAGAAGGTGATTTTTGGGAGCAAAATAAACAACTCTCCTATATGTCTCCATTCTCATCATTTAAAAAAAAGAAAAATTCTTCTAAAATAATGAAGGCCATATATCTTATATATGATAGTAAATCCTCTTTTAAACAAACACCAATGTCAGAGGAGGAAATCATAAAAGATGTCAATTTAAATTTTTTAGAAGATGAAAACTTTAAATGGTCTGAGTATGAGGATATAGTAGAAGCATTTAAGGATAAGTGCAGAACAGGAACAGCAAAAATCATTGAAGGGATATCTGAGGAATGTAATGACATTCAATTAGCGATAAAAGATTTATCTCTATCTGACCCAGAGGAAATCTCTATGAGAAAGGATTTACATACTATGAGAAGTAAACTACTTTCTGAAAAAATAGATTTAGAGTTAAAACTAAAAGAGGAAATAGGTGAATTATTACTTGAAGGGGATTATTCCCCCAGTTTGATTGAAGCAACTATAATAAATGGAATGGGGGAGAGTAAATAGAATAATAAATTATGAGGATCATTTTGCCGTAGATTTATTTCCATATAAAATTAAAGGCAGGGAGAATTTTTATGATAGGGACCACCCAGAAAAATTAAGTCCATCATCGCTAAGTTATAAAAAGTACTGGAAAAGTAATTTTATAAAAAAATGCATAAATGGTAATTGGGTAAATGATAATGATACATGGGTATACATGATGCCAAAATTATTTTTTTATATTAACTATGTAACTGTACCAGATGAACATAAAAATATAATCCAACCAAGATTAATGGATAATGAATTTATTATCTTTACTTATTCTTTTTGTGCGGACGGATTTTCAGGTTTTGAGGATGACCCAGATATTACTTGTAATGAACTTGTAGAAATAATTGAGAGAAAAGGTGAGGATTCTTTATCTTTCATACAAAAAAAACAATTAGAAAAATCAACACATTTAAAAAAGGCCGATGGAACTTATAAGGATTATGTAAATGCTTGGGAGTACTTAACAGAGTATTATCTAATAACAAATAAAAGAGATTTTCCATTAGGAAACCCTATATATGATAATCCAATAAGAAATGAAATCATACTTACTGCAAGGGGTTCACATAAATCCTATGACAAATTTTTAGGGGAGGCATATTATGAGTTCTTGTTTAGTGGTGTCAGAGATTATAACAGTTTAAATAATATAGTAAATCCTATTCTTATAGGGATAGGAAGTAGTGAATCAAAGGCATTATCAAGATCAGTAAGTCTAATATCAAGAGCATATCAAGCTATGCCAGGACAGTACGAATTTCCTATAAAAAAGAAAGGTGATAAAGCTATAAGAAATTATGGGCCACTATATAAAAAGATAAGGGGTACTTGGACAACATCAACATCTGGAAGCTCTATACAACATATTGTAAAAGCTAAGGACGGTACATCATTAATTGAAGGAGCTATGGCTCAAATAATGATAATGGGGCCAAATGATGAGAAGATAGGTGCTGGTGACAGGTTTAAATTAATATTAATAGAGGAGTGTGGTTTCTCTAGGAATCTAAAAAAAATATACTCATCTAATAGGGATTCACTAAGAGTTGGAGATACTATTTACGACAAAGTCGGTAAACAAGTAATGATAGGTACTGGGGGTATAGCTGAATTTATAGGTGACTCTAAAGACATATTTGAAAACCCCAAAGGATTTGAAGTTTACCCAATACCAAATTATTGGGACAAAAATAGTAAAGAATGTGGACTATTTTTATCAACTGTTTATAAAACAGAATCATTTAAAGATAAACAAGGTAATACACTATATAAACAAGCTTTAGAGGAAACTATAAAAACTAGGGTTTTTAATAAAGCAACAAAGGATAGAGAGAGTTTTGGAAAAGACATCATGTTTAATCCATTGTACCCAAAGGAATTGTTAAGACCATCACATAAATCTCCATTGCCAATAGTAGAATTAAGTGATCACTTGCATGAATTAATGAGTGGCATAAATGAGGGTTCATCTATATTCCAAAAAAGATGTGCAGTAGGGACACTCAATTACACTATGAATGGAGTGGAGTTTAGGAAAGATAATAAAAACCTATTACATCCTATATTACATTGGGGAAATGATAGTGATTTAGAGAATAAAGAGGGGGCTTGGTTATTATTTGAACAACCTTTCGATAACCCACCAGAAGGTCTTTATTATATTCTATATGACCCTATACAACAAACTGGGGAAGGAACTTCATTACAAAGTATTATAGTTTATAAACATTTTTTCAATAATGGAGACCAATCAATGCAAGATGCTATAGTAGCATCATATATAGGTAGAAAGACACAAGGGAATATAGATTTAAACTTTGAGGAAGCTATTAAAGCTGCGAAATACTACAATGCTAAAATATTTAGTGAGAACACAGCAAATGCTTTTGCTGAGTATGTTTTAAGAAAAGAGTTTTTTGATTTTGTTTTACCTACACCTATGGCAGCAGTTGTATTAGCAAATGGTACAGGCAGAATAATAAAACAAGCTTATACGTTTGGTGTTAAGCCAAATGAAAGGATGAATGGATGGTCTATAAATAAAATAGCTGAATGGCTGCTAAGACCAGATAAAGTAGGTGATGATGGGATTATATTAAGAAGGAATTATCAAAAAATTTATGACCCGAGACTTTTATCTGAGCTAATAAATTTTGACATTAATGATAAGACAAATTTTGATGCTGTTTCAGCTTTAATGCTACTCCCTTACATATTAAATTCTAATGAGGGTGTTTCAGTGGGTATAGCTCTAGATGATGAGGACGACCCGTATTTAAAATATGAACAAAAATACAGAGATATGGTGTACACATCCAGACCTGTAAGTAAATTTTTAAGTTATTAATTATGAGTCAAAGAGTTCCAATTGATGATACTATTAAATTTAGATCATCTACATACGAGAAAGAGAAAAAAGATTTTGAAAGACAGATACAAATTATAGATTATCTTGATAATTACAATGGTAATTTAAGGGATGACGAGTGTATTAGAAACTATCAAATTAATTATGATTTAATGAATGGGAGGGTTGATACAACTATGTACAATGCCGATGATTATTGTCTAATAGAAAATGAAAAAGTTACAATAAAAGAAGGTGAAATACCACACGTACCTCTTATATCTAGTGTTACAAAAATACTGCATGGGGAACAGATAGGCAGGTATTTCAAGTTGAGTGTAGAAGATAACTCTCCATTTAGTGAATCAGTAGAGGAAGAGGAATATAAAAGACTTACAAAACAATTTGTACAAGAGTCTATAATAGCTCCTATTGAGCAACAAGTTTTACAAGAAGTTTTAATCCAAAATGGTATTACAGACCCATACTCTTTAAATGCAGAACAGCAGAATTCAATAAGACAAGCTGTTAGTCAACAAACAGCTGCCCTTACTCCAGAAAAGATAAGAGAGTATATGGAGAATGATTTCAAAAGCCCTATCACACAGCAAGCCCAAGAGATAACAGACTATCTAACAAACGAATTTAGATTAAAAGAAAAACAAGATGATGGATTTTTACATATGATGCCAACAGCATTAGAGTGTTATTATGCAAACGCAACCGAAAGAGGATTGGAGTTTGATTTAGTTAATCCAAAGTTTTTGCAATTTGGTGGACCATCTGAGGAGGAATGGATTCAGAATATGGATTGGGTCAAAAGGGAGGAATGGTCTACTGTGGTAGCTATAACACAAAAATACGCAGATGTTTTAAGAGAGGAACATTGGGAGGAGATAGAAAAAAATATAGAGCCATTATTTGGAACAAAACACTACCAATCATATAGAGCGGGATTAGATGAGAGAAAGTATCAAATTGAAATTTCTGCCAATGGGAAAGAAATAGTAGATAAATTTGGAGACCAAAATTCAAATTTAAAAGAAAATTTTAATAATATACTTAGAGCACAAGAATACGTACAATCTAAATGGGGCAGTACAGCTAATATGCATGATTTTGGTATTAGAGTAACACACTACGCATGGAAAGATAAGAGAAAGTTATACAAAGTTTGGAGAGCAACAGAAGATGGCATTAAAGTTTTCTACTTTTCAGAATCATACAAGAAAGTAGCCAAGGATTTAAAAGTAAAAGAAATTTGGGTAAATGAAGTTTGGGAGGGTACTAAGATAGGTACATCAGACCCTATTTATATTAATATAATGCCTGTAAAATATCAGTGGAAATCATTAGATAACCCATATGATGTAGAATTACCATATGTAGGTAAGAAGTACAATATAATGAGAGGTAATACTAAAAATGTTACAATAATAGATTTAGCTAAACAATTTCAGAGAGACTATGACACACAAATGGCTTGGCTGAGAAGAGATTTAAAAACTAATTTAGGTAAAGTATTTGCCATGTTAATAGATTCTAAACCTGATAATATGACGTGGACTGATGTACTAAATGTTGCTAGAGATTATAATCTGCTTCTTATAAATCCTAATAAGAAAGGTGGTATGGTAGATCCACAATTTATGAAGGGTGTAGATATGTCTAAAATGAGTGATATAGCACAGAGGCTAGTGCTTATAAATGACATTATGCAAAAACTTTATAGGTCTATGGGATTTAACGAGTTCAGAGCTGCTGGGTCAACAAATCAATATGCTAATACAGTTAACATTAATAGTCAACAACAAGCTTCATACAATCAAACAGAAGCTATGTTTGAGACACATAGAATTATATTTGAGAAAGCGTGTAATAGACTATTGAACATATCTAGATTATATTATAAAGATAACCCAGATAAATTAAAGAGTGTACTTAGTAGAGTAAGTTATGAGGAATTAAAATATGGATACCCATTTTGGTATTCAGAGCATTTTAAAGTAAGGTTAGAAAATAGTGGTAAAGTAGCAAGGCAGATAGAATTTCTAAGACAACAAACTCAAGCATTTATACAAAATGCAATGAGCCCTAAAGAAGTTATAGAATTAGCAATGGCAGAGAATAAAACTGACTTAGTTAATCTTATGAGGAAAATAGACAAAAAAATAAAAGATGCACAAGAATCTGCATCCCAAGAGGCTAATGCAAGATTACAAGTAGAGTTAGAAGCTAAATTAACAGATCAAAGAGAGGATAGAGAACTTAAATATAAAATGCATAGAGAGTCTTTAGATAGTTTAGAAGCTAGGGCAGAAATTCAATCTAAAGTATTCCTAAATGCCAATGACTCAAATATGGATGGGGAGCCAGATTTAATAACTAAAACTAAGTTAGATAATGAAGTTGAACTAAAAATACATGAGGATAAGATGAGATTGGAAAGGGAAAAATTAAAATAAAACGTTTTTCCCTAAGAAGATGAGAAAATATAATTTTAAATTTTACGTAATTTTATAAAACACATATTATATTTGTGGCTATATTACCAGAATAGTGTATAGCCACCAAAATAAAAACATTTTATTATGGATGGACAAGTAAATAATATACCTATTGAATTCACAGAAAATTCATGGGGATTAAATGTATCTAGTCAAGATACGAATTTAGATAATAAGAATGATGTAGAGGTTATTGGAGTAGACCCTAATGAAGATGAGCAACTCTCAGAGACTGACGCAACATCTGATTTTAAAAGGGATGAGATTGACACAGACCTTACTGAACCTGGTGATATTGAGGATGATAGTGATAATAATGATGATACTACAATAGATGAGAATTTCATTAAATCTTTGGCTAATCAAGTAAAATCTGAGGGTTATTTACCAGAGGATTTTGAATTTAAAGATGGTGAGAATGTATCTTTACATAGTATAAAGGAAGCATTTATCCAAAGGAATAGAGAGTCTATAAAATCAGAGATATACAAAGAGGTAGGTATTGAATTACAAAATGCTGGAATAAATGAATCTAATATATCTACTTTAAGAGCATTAGAAAATAATGTACCGCTAGATGAAATTTATCTGGTGGATAAATACAGAAAACTCTCAACTTTAAAAGAAGACACAGATAAAGACTCTAAGTTAAAATCTGTAAAAGAGATGTACACAGCTAGGAATCTTGATGAGGATGAGATTGACAATTTAGTGTCTGAATTAGAAATAGATGATGATAAATTAAACTCAGCATTTGAGAAATCTACAAATTATTTTTTAAATGCAATAAATAATTTTGATTCAGAACAAGTAAGATTAGAATCAGAGAGAGTTAATAAATTAATGGCTATTAGAAAAGAAAATGAAACTATCTTAGATAAAGCTATTAATAAAGGAGAACTTTACAATGAAAAATTATCTCCTACTGAAATGAGTGGAATAAAATCCGCTATAAATAACAAAGATACTACCATAGTACATGAGGGCAAAGAATACAAAGTAGGTGCTTTTGAGGAGCATTTATATAAGTTTAATAACTCTTTTGAATACCAACTGTATTTATTTAAATTACAAAGGTTTAAAGATTTACAAAAGGATAAAATTAAAAAAGAGATTAATGATGAAAATAACAAAGATTTTTTAAGTTCTTACGAGAGAGCAATAAAAAAACAAACAAAATCAATAAAGAAAAAAGAGGAAGGGAAGTCGTATACTTATGAATTCCCTATAAATAGGTAATTTGATAAGTAAAAACTAAATTAAAATTAAAATGAGTGGAATTAGAACTAAACCAGCCCCGTCTAAATATATTATAGACCATCAGTGGGCTAATGGTGAAAAATTTTTTAACAGTGTCTTTGACTTTGAAGATTTGCTAGTAGCTGCTGGTGGAACAGTCAGAGATTATACAGACTTAACTGAATTAGCTAGGGGTTATTACACCTCTAAATCTAATACATTATCAAAAGACGTTGCACCTTTCATGCAATGGTTAAAAGGAACATCTACTACCAAAGATGTAGATAGTAGATATGTAAGATGGAGACACTATGGATCTCCAAAAAGAATGTTTACATCATTAGGTAATCCTCAACCAGATTGTGATAAAATAGGTGCTGCTGGAAATACATTCAAAGTAAGATTTGATGTTGACCACTTTGTACCATCTGATCAATTAGCCCCATCGGATAACAATAGGGCTATTATCATTATAGAAAGTTATCCAAGACCTGTTGGAGCAAGTGTATTTGAATATGAAGCAAGACTATTAGATTCAACTACTTACTTGCCTAAGTCTTATTTGTCTTCTGGAAGATATTGGGTAAGAGCTGGTCAATCTAGTTCTTATAGAAATCCATTAGGAGGTAGAGCTGGTACATTCTCATTTAATACAGGATTCTCCTATATTGAGTTTGAAGTACCTTTATCTACAATGACTAAATTCTATGAAGTAGATGAGGAAACGCACTTAAGAGAGGGTACATTAATGGTAGGGTGTAAATATGATGATGGAACTATCGAAGGTGGTATTACCAATAGAATGGCAATAGAATTTGATGCTTCTTTTGAGAAAGAAATGGAACTATTGTTATTACATGGTACAATGACTAAAAATCATATAGATCCAAGTAATAAAAATAGTATTACAACTGGTCCAGGTTTATATACATATCTAGATGAAGCTAACATTATCAACTACAACCCTTTTGTTAATAGTATTGATATGATTCTAGATTTGATTAGTTCATATTGGTATGATAGAGTACCAGTAGGACAAAGAAACCTAATGTTAATGACTGGAGAAGCTGGTTTAAAATTGTGGCACGAATGGTTGTTAGATAAATTTGGAAGTTTACCATTAAATGTAAGAGAAAACTTTGTATTAGGTGATTCTCAGGCATTTGACATGGGCAATAAAAAAGGTTATAGCTTAGGTAATTTTCAATTTACAACCTATCAAATGCAGCCTTATGGTAAAGTAAGTGTAGGACACTTGCCTGTATTAGATGATAAGTTGTATGATTCAAGAATGATGGATGGATCTATCTATACTGTAAGGTCTCACGAATTCATAGCAATGGATTGGGGAATGGGTAACCCAAACATAGTGTTACTTAAGAATAGTAAAAAAGATAGAGACATAACTATCACAGGTACATGGTCAGAGTATGGCCCCGTAGGTAAGGATAATCCGTATTATAAGCAACCTGGTGATTTATCACTTGGGGATAAATACCAAAAAAGAAGAACAAGAACTTTTGGTTTGGCTGTAATGGACTTGTCAAGAGTATTACTAATTAGACCTAGTGTATAATTTAGTTTTTGATTAATATTCATTATGTAGGGGTTATTATTTAGCCCCTACTTTTAAAAATAAATAAATAAAATGACTGAGGATTTAATAATTTTAAAAAGGAAACAGAATTTAGGGCAACTATTTAAACCAACACCATACATGTACCAACAATCAATAGATTATGGTAGTGAGGGTGCTGAAATAGAAAACCCAGATGGAACTATTGATGAGTTTGACCCTAAGAGAGATAACTTATTAGGAACAACCTCTAATTTAACGCCACACTGGGATAAAGAAAATAGAAGATGGGCATTTGAAGGTTCAATAATAGATTTACAGAATATCCAAAAAGAATTAAAACTAAGGGACAAGAATGATAAACTTATAGTAATTGATGAGGATTCTTTTACAAATAGGCTAGATCCATTTTTTAACCACAAACATTTATGGACATCTGTAGTGATGAGAGATGGGAAAATTCCACTAACTAATAAAACAAAGTTAGAGGAGTTCTATCAAAGAGTATATAAAGGTAGAGATGATATAGAACAAAATGGAAAGGATCAATCTACATTTGAAACAGATAGGTCAAATCTAGAGTTAATATCACCTAAAGCTATTAAAGAAAAAAGTTCTAAGGATATAGACATGGCATTAAAAGCCAATATGTATCTTGCAGAAATGAATTTTGATAAACAAAAAAGGATTGCAGCTATTTTAGATCCTCCAGGATATAATGAAAAACATAATGACCCAGAGGCTATAAAGATAATGTTATATGATTCTTGTGTTATAAATAGTGAACAGGAAATAGACCAAAAAACAATACAAAAAAGATTTGTAGAGTTAGCGGAGATGAATAACTCTGACTTAGAAGTTTTATTCATAGTGTTCCAAGCTAAGAATACGGGCAAAATAAGAAGATTAAATGGTGTATATCATTTTGATGGAGAAGCACTTGGTGAAGGGGATGATAAAGTTAAAACAATGGATCATTTAATTAAATACTTCTTAAAAGGTAAAAATTTTGATACATATAAAAAAGTAGAGGATTACGTATCTACACTATAAGTATACCATAAATAATGGCTATTAAAGTTTACAGGTTAGTAAATGATTTTAAAAGAAAATATAATTCTTTTAACACAGGAAGCGGGAAGGATTTATATAATTCTGATATAGTAAATGTACTTAATGAAGCGTATGAAATCTATATAGAGAATACCTCTAAATTAGCTGAGACGGATAATTATTACAGAGATGTACTTAGACAGCTAGAGATAAAAAGATTTAAACTAAAACCTAAAAAGTTAGGAGACGGTGTGTATTATTTTGAATATCCAGAAAATTTATATAAAAGGTTAAATCAAATTGCTATAACCAGTTGTAAAAACTGTAGTGAAAAAAAGAATATAATACCTAGAATAGTTCAATCTGATGACTTATATGAGGCTCTATCAGACCCATACAGAAAACCAGATTTTTATTGGGAGCAGTTATTAGCTGATGATGCACAAAATGGATTATATGTATATACTGAGAATAACTTAGATGTAGATTACATATACATTGATTATATTAGAAAAATAAATCCAATAAAATCAGCTACAACAGAAGATTGCAAAGATTCTTATATAGATAGAAATGGAAATGTAGTAAATGAAAATTATGACTTTGATATAGACTCAAGATACATAGCAAGGAAAGTAGTAGACATAGCTATAATAATAGCATCGAGAGATACCAGAGATTATAACTCTCTTAAAACACAGATAGATAATTATATAACATTAGATAAATTGAATTAAAATGAGTTTTACAAAAGATAGAAAACCAAAAGCGGATTATACTAGACATCTAAGTACAGATGGAAACTTAGGGTTTGTACCTACTGGCACACCACTCTATAGACTAGTAAAAACAGCCAGAGATGGCTATAAGAAGCTTTACAACGTACCACCACAAGGATTAGTAATGTGGGTAGGTGATGCTGATTGTGCTGATATTCCATTAACAATAGAGCCAGCTGATTTAACAGTACAAGACCTATATGAAATACACATAGGAGTCGGTTATGATGGTGATGGTGATGGAGTAGTTGAGACTATTAGAGAACTATCCCCAGGATTTATTCAAGGATGTACATTTGATACTCTTGATGCGTATGGCCCAAAGTGTGCTGTACCAGAGATTAAAGCTATATATCCAGAGTGTGTAAGTTGTGATACAATCACTGCTGTTGTACAAGTGTATGACAATAGTACTTTATCATTCTCAGATAATCCTCTTAAAGCTTACGAGGAAATTGTAGCTAGTTTTACACCTGATTGTGGCTCATGTAATGGTTGTCCACAAGAAGTAACATGTGATGAAGTTGTATGTGGTCTTGTGGATGCGTTGAACGGAGAGGTAGAGAATAAATTTGGTTCAGATGGAGAGCCATACCCACACACATCTCCAAATGGTTGGGGAAGAGACTTGGGAGTAGAGTTTTTCAAACTACATACTGATGGTTGGAAATCATATTGTATTTCACCAGAAGTTGGTACAGAATGTACAGAATGTAATGCAATAACAGCATTAACCACATATACAATAGATGGTGTAGCATACAATTTTGATTTATTAAACCCTAGTAATAATACTCAAACATTGGTATCCCAAATGGATGCTGCTGTAGAATTAATAAATCAAACATTTAGAGACACATTAGGAAGACACTCTGGTAGAGCTATATTAACAAGAGGTGAAGGGAAATGTTGTCCATTCCAAATATTTGTTAATACTTGTGATCCAACTTTTGAAATAGCTGGATTAACAGAGTGTACAGATGCTATTAATCAATTCCCTGACTTTGTTTCAAGTGGAGTTTGTAAGCAATGTGGAACTAATGAGGAAACAACTACACCTAGTTGTGGTATTGCAGCAATAGCTAAACAAGATACATACCCTTGTAATTGTTGGGAATTAAATCAACCACTCCAATTCTACGGAAGAAGTATTGTTAGATTTGATATTATATCACCATCTGGTGCATTTGATAATAGATGGAGTAAAAAAGCAACCCTATTAGAAGGTCAACAACCATCAAATTTTGGTAGTCAAATACAGTTTTTAGAATTTTCTCAAAGAGCTGGAGGAGAAGGATTTGATTTTGAGCAAGGGGATAGTAGAAGTGGATGGTTAGGATTGCCAGATAAGAACTCAAGATTGAGAAAAGCTATAAAAGCAGATTGTAACAAGTCTTATTGTTCTTTCTACTGGACATTTAGAGCTAAAGAAGAGTATGCAAGTTTTGGATCTATAGCTAAGAATTTATTTTTAGAGGGTTTTATACATGTGCCTCAAAATGATGACACAACTAAAACAGCCCTAGTAGATTTGAACAAAAAAATATTAGAGTTAGTACCCACACAATGTAAAGTATTGTCAAGTATTGACTGTGAGGGAAATGAGGTGCTTCCTAATCCATAGGAAGCCCTTATACTCGTCCTTTATTTAATCATCGGTCTATGTGTTGGTAGGGCTTAATAGTCCTACCTTCATTTAATAAAAATAAAAATATGTTTTTTAAAAAGAAAAAATCAAGCGTCAATCACCAAGATTTTATGTTAGCCCTAAAGGGTGACAAATGTGATTGTTTTTTTATAGATTGTGAATGCTTTCCACATGGAAAACTTTTAGATATATCAGGCGGAGGGAAAGATTATTTTTGGAATGACGGTGGTGTACTAGTATTTGGTACAGAAGAGGAACTTAAAGCAGCTATTAATTTGTACAAAGATTCTCTATAAAAATAAAAAATTTTTATTTATAAATGACACAATGTCACTGCATAAAAGATACCGCACAATCTTTTGATATATACACAGAATCATTAGATTGTAAGACTCTAATAATCAATGATGTTTCAAATTGGATGGTAGATGACAACTATGTAATTCCAACTAAATTTAATGTCACAATAACTACACCGAACAAAAGTAATTTAAAAATAGAATTAAATGCTGCTAGTACAACTGTTTTAGATAAAGAGTTACTAAATTGTGGAGCTTGTATAGAGGATGGTATTTACTGTATTAAAACAGAATCTTGTGGAATAATTTACTCAAGAAATTTTGCCATTACCTGTACATTAAAATGTAAGCTAGACTATTTTATCTCTAACATAGGAGGGGATAAAAATAAATTAAATAAAGCGTTAGAGTTATCAAACCTTATAGACCAAATAGAGGTAAATACGAGATTGGGGAATGAGAATACAGCCCAAGAATTGTATAAAATAGTAGAAAGAGAATTTGAAAAACTACACTGTCATTGCAGTTGTAAATAATCTTTAAGAAATGTCAGAAAATATCTGTTGCACTTGTTTTGGTGATATTATCAAAAATAGTTCACCGTGTACTGAAATAGTACCACCAGGAAAAGTACCAAAATGCATGTCATTAGGCCATATTACAGCTGACCAATGTGATCAAAAAGTGGGGCCATGTGACCAAGAAGTTAAGATACCATTTGATTGTTTTGACTTCCCTTGTGACGAACCTGTGTTTAAAATAGTGAAAGAATCAGAGTATGCTGATATCTTATCTATAGATAAAACTGGCATAACAATAAAAACAAACGGTACTGGGAAAGCATACGATAAGGTTTATATAGAATTTTATGCTGTATGCAAAATTGATGATTGCCATGTCTATTCAGACTATGGCTCTATTAGTTTATATATATCTGATATGTGTAACGGTGTACTTTGCGGTGATAATGAAGTTTGTAATGAGTGTAATGGAAATTGTGAAGCAGTAGTAGTAGATTTAGAAATTACTAAAGATGCATCTACATTTATAGGTGATTCTGGTTTATTAGTTGGAAATTAATATTTAAAAGAAATGAATTTAGTAAGTAGAAATGGAGATATAATTGTATGGGAAATACCCGCAAGAAATTTATCACCATATACAATAAATAATGTAGTTGTAACTGATACTAGCAGTTTAGGTACACAATATATAGGACACACAGCTAGTAAGGGTACTTTTGACCCTATTACTGGTATTTGGAATGTTGGGAAATTATTAGGTAAAGAAAGTGCTGTATTAAAACTTACTGTAAAGGTTATTGATATAACACAAGCCCCTTTTACTAATACCGCCACTGGAAATGCAAACCAGCCAGAGTTAGACCTTAGTAATAATACATACATACAAACAGTCAATACAACAACATGTGCACCCGCATGTGGGGGTTCTGATATTGAAAATGGATGTATCTGTTTTAATTTACTAGATTTTGTAACACCATGTACACATGGGGAGACAGAGTTTGAATTAGATAATATTCAAAATGGGGAGTTATTAGGTGATTTACCTAATGCTACTATATCATATATAGACCCTACATTACCTGTATTAATTAGCTATACTATATTTTGCAATGTCGGAGTAGATAGAACTGAATGTAGTAGTGGTACATATCAAATAGGACCAATATTAAAAAGTAAAGATATATTCAACCACACTATAGAACAAGTAGAGTGTGGTGAATTAACCCAGGAGCAAAAAATTGTTTTACAAGACCAATACCCTGGTTTAGTAATAGATGAGTATTGTTGGACGGTAATAAAAAATGGTAATGGGGACACTACTTCTGGAATACCACTAAATTGTGATGAAACAAAAGATACTAAAACAACTTTTGAATGTGTAGTGGGGGATTATGACCCTGAACTCTTTGAGAATTTAGTTACTTACCCTGAAAACCCTGAAGATGGTGATATCCATATTGTGTTATTTGACAATGGTATTCTAACAACCAATTATAATTCAATTAGTGAAAATACAGGGGATTGGGTAGTACATTGTTTTAAAAATTATTGTTGTGGAACTAGTACAGGAATACAAAGTATAGTAGAGGGGGATAACATAACTGTAGATAATACAGATCCTCAGAATCCTGTAGTTAGTGCTAATATTACAGCATTAGGGGATGATTGGGGAACACAAGTAATACAACATTCTTCAACTTCTATTTCTGAGGGAGATGGTACAGTTGCTTCTCCATTAAATGTAGAAATATATCAGGAAGTTACCTATACAGAATTACAAACTTTAATTACTGATAGTGAATTAATCCCAGGTAAAAAGTATTTACTTATTGATTATCAAACAGTACATCAAATAACGAATACTACTGATATTAATACTGGACCAATAGAGCCATTACTAATAACAGCTATGGGAACTAATGAATTAGAACCTATTGCATATTCTACCACATATCCAGATGATATTATTTATTATAATCCTGTTAATGATTCTACTAAAATAACTGGATCAACAAAAGGATATATTTATAAAAGAATAGATACAAACAAAAGAATAAATGCTCCTTTAGATTGGAGAAATGTATTATATAGAAGATGGGCTGTTGGACATAATAATCCATATAATGAAATAGATACATTTAATTTTTTAGAAGTAGTTAATGATGGGGATGATTTATATGTATCTCTTCTTGAAAATAATCAAGGTAATTTACTGATAGATGAGGATTCTTGGGGAAGGATATCTTTCTTTAAAAATGGTGATTTTATGTTTTTTAAAGAAGATGGTATGACGGGTGTAGGTAGTGATAGAAATTTATTAATTATTAATGCTAACCCTATTTCATATACAGATTATACTATTTTCTCAAATATATCTATAACTCCACAATATTACCATAATGTGGAAATTAATGTTGGATGGTATAATGACCAATCTAACAGCAATATAATAGATTTATTTAACAATGTATTTTTATTAGAATGTCGTAATAATATTATTCATGCCAGAGGTGTTTTAGATTTTTCTAATAATACTTTTAAATCTGTCAGTCAATATATGTTGCTTGGTACAGGAAATTCCGCAAGGAATATTTGCACTATATATAATTGTAATCATGCAATAGATGGATCTATAGGTACATACACAAATAATATAGGGTCATCTTTTTTTAAAGGATGCTTAGGTTATTTTGATAAGAATAATGGGGGTCTATTACAAGATATATATGTTTTTGGTCATTTTAAAAATAATATTATTAATAATTACGCTTTAAGATTTGTAGTTTCAAATGATTTTAAATCTAATATTATAAATTCTTATTTTACATCTGGTAATAGTGAATTAAATACATCAGTATTAGGTTCTGGACTTTTAGCTGGGTTTTTAAAATTTAATATTGGCAGTCATGTGGATAACAATTATAGTAAGACATGGTATCAAAAGGAATGGAATGGAGTTCCAGGAGATATTACGGTCAAATTAGAATATAGAGATAATACAGATACTTTAGTTACTGATTTAGTTACTAATTAATAAAACATAATAGAATGTCATATACAAAGTGTACACCAGTATTTATAAAATCTAAGAATTGTTGTTTTACAGGAACAGCAATAACTATTGAAGGCACTTATGGTGTTACAGA